GATCCATTCCAATAGTATAAAGTGCTACTATCACAATAAACAAAAGCCCTAAATCAAATTTAAAATGACATAGGGTAAATATTGAAAGCAGCGTACTTTGAATGCTGAATAGATCCTGCTTGCTAGGTATGAAACTCTCTATTAGCTTTTTCATGTTATGGTTATTTTTACGGTGGTTAATCCTGTTTGAAAAATCATTGATTCGCTAATCTCAATAAAAATATTTGCGTCTAGTGGTATCCCTTTTCTAAGGCAAAACATTTCAATCTGCCTAGTTAATTGCTCCCAATCCTTGTTTTTTCTGTTTGATAAAAAATAAGTCGTTTTCATATCAGCTTATCTAGGTTTCTATTTTCTTTGATCGATTCCAGAATAAATAGCTTCCAGATCTTATTCTTTGACTTCGCTCCTACGGTGACTTCATCTATGTATCTGGTGCTGATCCTTAACTCCCTGCGCACATCCTTTTCAATGTCTTCAACTGGATACTCCCAAGGCTTCAGGATTCCTTTCTCTTGGAACTTGTTAAACCAATTGCCTCCCCACTCAGCTAGATCCTTGCAGAACCCGCTTTCCTTTGCGCTTTGGTAGTTGTCCCTAAATATCTGCTTTCCTATTTCTATCCATTGCGCTATTTCTTCCTCTGTAGGTTCCCGATCTACCCGGTTCATTGCCTGTACCTCCTGAACTATTTGGCTCTGGTGGTGTGCGTAGTATTGGTTGATCCATACGCTTACATTCTTTTCGTTCACATGGTAAAAATCCCCGTACTGCCCTCGCATCCCTGCGTGAAGGATGTAATCTACCCGGCTTTCGTTCATCCATCCGTAGCTACTAAATAGCTTGTTCAGGCAGTTAAGTAATTCGACCCCGTCTTCTTGGCTGTACTCTTTGAATTGCTTTAGACCGCAAACAAATTCCATTTTTTGCAGGTGCTTTAAAATTATTCCTTTCATAGGTTAGATTGTTTTTTTAGTTCTTCCTCTCTTAGTAGTTCCTGATACATATCCGCAAATATGTTTTTGCTTTTAGGCTTTTCTTCTTTCGGACTGTAGGTAGGCTTGTTTGTTACTTTGCTTTGAAAGTTAATAGAATTTTTAATAAAATAATTAAAATCCCTTTTTAAATCCTGAATCGCTTTGAATTCTTTTCCTTCATTTACTGCTAGGTATTCCTGAATAAATTTAGCTAGATCAGAATCTGAAATATTGTGGAGGCTTTTTAGTTGATTAGCAAAAGGAATCTGCATAGGTTTTTCAATAAAAAATTCTTCCTCTATAATATATCTATTTAAGATTATTTCATTCTTTAATTCTTTTACTTCTTTAGTTGATTTCACTTGCGTTTCACTTGCGTTCCAGATGCGTTTCACTTGCGTTTCACTATCGTTTCGCTCACCTTGGTAAGTGTCATATTTACAGATAGTTAGCCGTGTTGTTACCGTTTCGCTTTTTAGCACTATCATTGAATCCTTCTCAAGCATTTTTAAAAACCTTAAAACCTTAGATTTGTTAATTTTCCACCTATTTGCCCAAGTTTCGTAGGAGTAAATTACCTCACCCCTACTAACTTCTAGTAGCTGTCCCTTGATCAATACCCTCTTAGGTTCTATGTTTGCCGACATCAAAATATCTAGCCACCACTTAAGGTATTCAGGCTTTGACCATATCCAATGATCTTGAAGCTGCCTGTGTAATTTAATCCATCCGCTCATTTTTGAAAATAAAAAAGCCCAACAGGTGGAAGACTGTCGGGCTAGGTTAAAGTTAACCGTTGGAATTATTCTCGCTTCCACACAGGAATAATTCGATATTCGAATATAGAAATTTTTTTTGATTATCCAACTAGATTTCTTCTTTTTAGTTGGTTAAAAATGCACATATAGCTTACTCCAAATTCAATGGCAATCACCTTTGTAGGTATCCGATCCTGCCATCTTTCAAAGATCAATTCTTTTTCGTATTCGGTTAGGTTTCGCCTTCTCATTTTGACAGGCGATAATTTGCTACCCTCTTATCGTTTACGGTGATCATGTCCGTAACTATGTCTAGGCCTTCTTCCCGGATGTTAGCGATCCTAGCAGCAAGCCTGAAGCAGCCAAACATATTTAAGGCATCTAGCTGAGTTATGGATCTACCATTGAGCAGCCATCCCTTGATCAAAGCGGTTTGTGAGTCTGTGGATTTCATAGGGATAAGATGAATTTTTTAGCCTCGTTTAAATGCTTATTGAATTCTTCTTCTGTGATCTCTTGGTAGTTCTCAGGCTTCACCACATACTGCACGTATCGTAGATTTTCAAGTCTGATGCTAGGGAATAACTCCAGAGCCAGAATACTTTCCTTGCTGCTAGGGTAGAAGGTTACAGCTAGGCTAGTATTTTTGTCTATCAGCTTGTAATGGGTATACTGATTAATAGTGAAGCAGGCAGCTAGTGTGAATTCAGATTCTACATCTACTGTTCTTAGGGTTTTGATGGTTAAATTTTCCATTTTGGATTTTGGTTTTGGGGTTTAGATTAATTTAAGACCTAGCATGTAGCCAAGTGCAAAGATGGGTGACAAGGCTAGAATCGTGTAAAGGATTTTGCCAGTGATCTGAAGTGCTTTTTTCATTTTGTTATTTGGTTAGAGTTAAATGATATGTCAAATATCTTAGAAATAAATTAGAATACAAAATATTTCACAATAATTTTTGAATCAATTTTTTATCTGTAGCCTCCTTGACTAGATCCGCTACTAGCTTGAATTTGATTTCCAGATCTTCAGCGATTTCTTTCTTGGAATACCCCCAGCAGGACAGGGTTATTACCCGGTTGACTAGTTCCCTCGGCATCTCGTTTACTAGGTTGCCTCTAGGGTTATTGCATTGAACTTCAAGAATTCCATACAGGATGTAGTTAACCGTAGTTATCCTGATCCCCATTATTTCAGCAATCTGGTGCTTTGTGTTCCCTTGGGTGTATAGTTCCCGTACCAAAGGGACTAGGCTTTCGTGCTTGCAAGATGCCATATTCTTTCAAATGTTTCGTTAAAAGGTAGCTTTTCAGTTTGGTAGGTAGACCTCACCCCCTTGGGGGCTAAGTCTCCAGGTCGCTGTATAAATTTTCCTAGGTATAGATAGTTGCTCATTTGAATGTTTCTTTATAGTATTTTTCACCTGATTCATAAGTAGGATCAAAGTCTCTAAAACCAAAGTCAAAGCCTTCACAAAAACCAATGTCAAAGGCATCTTCAATCTGCTCCTTTTCCATCTCTTTGGCTTCTTTTTTAAGTGTCATCAAATCTTCAAATGATATTGAAATATTAATTCTTCTTTCTAGATGATCAATTCTAAAAACCTGTTCATCAAGTTGTTCAAATGCCCAATCTACTGCTGTCTGTTTCATTTTATTTGCAGGTTAAAATTTTCAATAATTCTAGCACCGAATACAGTCTCACCTTTTTTGATAGCTTCCTTGATCGCCATCTTATCCGCAGTTACTACGGTCTTAACATTCTGAAATGAAGAAGGCAAGGCTTCTACTACATCTACTTCTACGGCTTCTGATCTTCTTACTGAAATCTTAAACAGGGGTGATTCTATCTTCTCGATTCCGCTTATTAGCATGGCTTTCTTCAGGCTTTCGGTTAACCAAGTGACCTTCTTATCCCTGCTTTCCTTCATGGCCTTGAGTCGCTTAATTTCAGCATCTATCTGATCAGCCTCCCCTTGGTAATTGCTGATCACCTTAGCATAGTTTATGCCTTTGCTCTGTAGCTGCTCCTGATTAATTAGAAGTTCTGCTTCTAGTTCAGGTGTGAGTTCTTCAGTTTCAAGAAGCGCAGCTAGATAATGCGCCTCCTGTGTGATTTCATATAGGTTCATAATAGTCCGTCTAAAATTTCAGTTTGATCTTTGGTTAAGGTATATTTTTTTAGTGCCTCCTTGGCTGTCTTCTGCTGCTCTGGAGTTCCATTCAAGTACTGAACTATCCCTGCAAACTGCTGCTCTGTAGGTGGTACCTTGCTAGGTGCTGGTGCCTGCCTTACCGGTCGCATGGCTGCTTCCGCATCGTCATCACTTATGGCTAGGTTTAGAACGCTTGTAATTGCGTACCTTCTTGCGTAGCTGATCGCAGACCCCTGAGCCTGTGGATCATTCTGCCGTACTACCTGAAGGGTGTAGGTAGCTGATATAAACTCTCCGCTTTCTGCGTGAATCAGCATGGTTGTTAGCCCATCCCCGTTTGGGAATTGGCTAAGGATCAAGCCTGCCTTTTCTAGTGGTTCTGAAACTTCCGTGATGATGTGCGGAAGGCTTGCATAGTTGGACTTAAAGAACGGGTTCTTTGCATCCTTAGATATGCGCCCTACCATAGCGTGAAACTTGGCTAGGCCTTGGGTTAGGTTCTGGATACTCGGTGATCTTTCCATTTGTTTATTTGGTTTTGGTTAATAATTTCTTTCTATTTCTAGTTCTAGTTCCATAAGCATAGAACGGGTAGGGATGACCTCATAGCCATGCTCATAAGATGATAGGCTTCTAGTGTGATCTATCGTGATCTCCATCTCCCCATAAGCAGGGGCAAATTCGCTTTCGTCTTCACCGGTGTGTTCAATAGTGTAGTCTCCTATCCAGAGATAGTCTTGACCTTCGTAAGTGAATGTGATCTCTTGATCAAAGAAGTTTTCTGTTTCGTAGTTCATTTTTTTTAGGGTTTAAAGTAAAGCCCCGAAGGGCATTTAGTTACTTGATTTGCATTAAGGCTGCTTTCATTTCGATTGACTTGTAATTGTCAATCACTTGGTTCAGGGTTGCAAAGTATCTACCCCCTGATCTGTTTCCGTTTTCTAGCCTTACAAAGAAGTTGTTGTACCGGCCTTCGCTGATTGTGATTTGGTAAACCTTGCTTTTTACTTGGATTCTTACTGATCTGTAAGTGGTGTCGGCTACTGAAGGGTTGAAAAGTTCTGTTCCGCCGTTGATTGTGTGAAGTGTCATGGTGTGTTTTGGTTAGATGTGCTTGTTTGATAGATCAAATATCGAAGAAATAAATTAGAATAAAAAACATTTTAGAAAATATTTTCAACAAAAAGTGAGATTTTTTTCAAAGCTGATTTTTAAACCCTATAACTTGCAAGAAAAAACGATGGAAGAATCAGAGATCTTGAATCCTTTTGGATATGGCAAAGCCTCCAGAGTCATAGACGAAAACCGAAAGCCTACGGAATGGTGGATAGATTACATTTCTATCAATCAAGTAATAGCAGAGAATGAGTTCTACATTTTGTTTGAAGATGGCTGCCTAGTCAAGAAGGGAAAGTCCAAGTTTCAATCAAGCCAATACTTGAAAGGGGATAGGTTCAGATCCTTCAGGGATTTTCATGAACAGGTAGGGTAATCCTTTCTTCTATGAAAACTTTTGAAAAACTAGAATTCCTATCTATGGATGATTTTGCCTTTCAAGTATCTGCGTATCTGCTAGAAATCCGTGAACTCCTGATCAACAAAAATCTGAAGTACGGCAATTCTGCCCTTGAACCTTTGGGTGTGTTCAGTCAGTTGTCCGCAAAAGAAGGACTACTGATAAGGATAGATGACAAACTAAAGCGCATTAAAAACGGAAGCCTAGAAAAGGATGATGAAGATGTGATCAATGATCTAATCGGCTACCTAGTCCTGCTGAAGATTCAGGATAAAGTTAAATAGAGTTTACAAAAAGGGTGTAGAATGTAAGATATCCTACGCATTTTTTAGAAAAAATAAACTTAATGAATGAATAATCATGCCTGATATCACAATGTGCCTAGGGACAAATTGTCCCTACAAAGAAGGCTGCTATAGATTCACCGCTAAACCTAGTGACTATCAGTCCTATTTTATGAGTCCACCCTTCAAAGATGGAAAGTGTGAGATGTATTGGGGGGATCTTCAATCAGATATATGGAATCAATTGAAGGATATAGTCAAAAAAAAGGAATAGAACTGTAGACAAATTGTCTACACTTGGTAAAAATTCATGCAGTTATTCGGAAAAAAACCGAATTAGTCTAGCTGCCCTTCCTGATCTAAGTGAAGCAGTTCATCCCGGATCTCTTGGTAGCTGCCCCGAATCAGGCAGGAGGTTTTGTCATAGAAGTACATGACCTGTATATCATTCACCAACTCCTGAACATAGGCGATATCCTCTATCCTAACCATGCGCCTAACAAATTCATGCTTAACATCTAGTCCTAGTTCCTTCCAGTCCATCGTGCTACCTGCTAGCATTACATCGATTTCAATCCACATACTAGAATAGCTTTTTAGATATCCCCAAGCTGTGAATTTTTGTCACAGGTTGATATCCGTATTGAAACAAATATTTATTGTCCAGATAGGAAACTTTTACGCTAGGATCAAGAAGGGAATTAACCCCGGCACCTAGGTAGATCCCCTTTGGTTTCTGCACTATTGTTTTGGTTTCTGTGTTCGTGATTGTGTTGGTCACCACGGGAATCTTGAAATCGTTTGTAGCAGTCATTTTTAGGACTTCTCCAAGGACTTCACCGCTCACATGGGTACTTCCATACTCCGAAGGAATGGAGGCCTTAAACACGCTAATTTTAGGCTGATAATTTATTAGGACTGTATCCCTAAGAATCTGTGATTTTATCCTCATTTTCGGCACATAAACTGTGTCCACTATTCGAGTGTAAATTGTGTCACTTTCTACCTTCGTTTCGAACTTATAGACTGTCTCCTGCTCTGGTCTAGGGTACACCACAAAAGCTATGATCACCCCTGCAAGAAAAGATAGGATGGCTATTTGAATTTTTTGGTTGTCGGTTGAAAATTCCATTACTGCTCTATGAATAAATTGTCCTGCTCAAGTATTTTTCGCAATTCCTCACGGCACCATTTATAAGCCTTGTAAGTTTCGTCACTTAGTTCTTTGTATTTCAGTTCTGATCTTAGCAATTGATCAAAGTCCCAGATGGCACTTTTGTAATTGTGGCCATTAATAGCTGCTTGAAAATCTGTGTTATCTTCAGGCAAATCAAATTCAAGTACTGCTTTCATAGTGGAAACTTTGTTGAGTCGATTAATAAATCATAATTTTCTGCTCCATCCTTAACAACCCTTCTGCCATTCAGGACTAGAATTCTGCCACCTACAGGTTTAACCGGTGCGCCTCTTTCAATATGCCATCCATGAGATCCATCTCCATATTCTTCTTTGTATGTACCGGTGATAGCTAGGTGAATCTGCCTTTGCTCAAGTTCATAGACTCGCTTACCTTGATTGTAATGCAAAGAATCCCGGACATCATTACGGCATGAATTTTCATGGATGTGCCCCATTACAAAGATATCCATGTTCTCATAAATTTCTAGTGCCCTAGTCAAGTTGATTGCCCCACGAGTAACAATGCCACCGCCTGCGCTCCCATGAAAATATTTCATAGTCTTGCTCATAGAAGTGCTATGCCTTATTTCATATTTAAAAACAATCCACCCCCCATATCCACCCACATAAACTTGGCTTTTGTTTTTGTAATTTAATAGATCTACAAATCTCTGGAGGATGTCGGTTTCTTGATATTTTATAATCGAGGTTTCGTGATTACCGTACCCGATCACAGTCAAGATAGATGCATAAGGGCTGAACCAATCTACGGCAGTTTCCACAATTGAGTCAAGGTACTTGGCATTGTTATGCTCAGGTAAAATGTCGCTTTTATTTCCCCTTTTGTCTCCCTTGCCTTGCATTAAACAGAAAAGGTCTCCATTGATGAAGACCGGGATATTCTGTTCCAGACAATAATCTAAATGACGCTTCAGCATTACCCGGTCGCACTTAGGATTATCCCAGTGTAGATCCGAAAGCAAGGCTACTCTGTTTTCTTCTTTGCTTAAAGAAATGCTGTGAACATTTCTAGCAATTTTGGTTAGTTCCATTAAATGGGTATATAGGTTGTTTTGCCTCCCGACCGAACGGCCTTTAGCTTTTGCTTTCTGTTTCCGCTTTTTACGAATGAGACATGAACCCAATCCGGGTTAAAGTCCGTGCCGAACTCCCAGATCAGCTGATCAAAGTCTAGCTTATTTTTTATGAAATCAAATACCATTCTGTTGGTCACTTCACCATTCCCTCCATCCATATCGATGTCAATGGCTTGACCCTTACAATGCTGAGACGATGCGCTACCTTTTATGAAAGCATTTAAAGCCTTGGATCTGTACCCGCTCGAAATAAAAATAGGTACCCCGAAGTGTTCCCGGATAGGCTCAAATACTTTATCTGCAAGAAGCTTGAAGTTCTCTAAGTGTTCTGCCGTTGGGGTATTGTCTATTCCGTGCCTCTTAGCTGTGTCACTTCTGGTGATCTCCGCTAAATTAAGATGGGGGCTGATTTTCATTTTTGTCTGTAGGTTTTTTAAATATCTTTTCGGCAGCCGTGATCCCCAAAGCAGCAGCAGACAGGGCAGCTACTGAATAGACTAAAGGTTCGTTTTGATTTCTGATAAGAGTATAGGATAAAGCAATTGCGCTAATTACACCGACAAGCCTTTTGCTAGATGCTTCACCGCCTTCACTTAAAAATCCCTTTGCCCAAATAAAAAACCTTTTCATCTTCCCTGTCCCCTGTATTTTTTAGGCTTGTTCAAACTTTTAGAATAGCTTTTTTTTGCCTTCCCGTTTCTCCTTTTGCCAAAGCTAATTTTGATCTGCGCTACTGCCTTAGCCTTTGCCATTGCTTTTCTTTATTTCTGCCCGTAACTTATAACCCAAATAAATAATTGAAAGAATAGAAATAATGGATGTAAAAACTACGTTTACAAATTGAAGCCCAGCCATAGCCGTGACATTGGCAAACATTGCCAAGAAGGTGGAGGGTACTCCGAGTTCATCGCTTTTCAATATATTCATCTCTTTAATTAGTTGGAACTTGACAAAGGTTCAAAGGAATAGGAGCAGTTATTTCTATGTCGATACTTACCCCGGCTGCAAAGTCATCAAAGCGTTCTTGAAAGAATTCTACAGATGCCTGTGGAGGTGTATTAAATGAGTAGGTATTATCTAGTTTTAATTTTGCCAAAACATCCAAGGCCACAAGAAGCTGATCGCTTTGAACCTGAAGCCTGTTGCTTTTATCTTCAGTCAAGAGATCCGCAAACAAAAGAACTAAGCGATATCGCATAGTAGTATTTGCATACTGCGAAGGCCTTACAACTGTCCAGAAAACAGGGTAGACAATTTCACCCCCGTTATCTGTGTAGTCGTAGATATCACCCTCTCCGAACGTCCGAATCATCGGATGCGCTTCTTGGATTGCTTTTAGTTTTGCTACTAGATTTGCTAGGGTCATCTTGTTTGCTTAAGAATTCTTTTAGTTTCTTTTCGTTCTTTGAATAAGCCATTTTTAGAATGGTTTTTTGTAGCGGTTACCTTGGTATCTTTCGCTGTACGGCCTGTAGTCTTCATAGTCACCACGGCCTAAATTGATAGCTACCTTGTATTGATTGCTCACAGGCTGAATAGTAGTAACATCGCTGCCCGGATTCAAGTACTCAGGATACAGGGTGTTGTTTGCGCATAGGTAATTGATAGACCGTTCCGCATACCACTCAGCATAGCCTTTGTAGTATTGGCTGATGCTTTGAAGTTCTGCAAAGGTTGGTTCGGTGATGTTCTCTGATTTGCGCTTCACTATTCCCTTATTTACAAATTTGTACTGCATAGCCATAGGCAGTTCCCCCAGAACGTAATTAAACAGGGTGTCTGTTAGGTAGTCATCTAGCAAGGTCTTATAAACCGCATTGCCTCCGCTTGTAATGGTACCGGCTACGATCAAAGAAAGAATCTTGTCATATAGCGCAGTTCCGCAGATCGGATGGATGTACCTATCTTGCGTCATCTTGATCACCTGAGTTACATTTTTCAGGTCAATATTTGCGGAGGCTACGGTGAAATCCTTGAAGGACTGCTCCGATATCATTAATACATTTGCGCTCATCGGCTTGTTTTTTCTACTACTACATTTCGTCTCCACTCATGACGGCAGAACGGTGTCCTTACCCCTGTGTTAGGGTTTGTATACCATCCACCGCAAAGCTGAAAAACGGAATAGCCTAGTTGGTTTGAGATGTTTTGGATTTCTTCACGGGTAAATAAAAGGCTGTCTCCATCCTTGTATAGTTTCTCGCAAAGTGGTCGGCTTCCGCTTGCTGCTGCTGGTACGTTTGGCCTTTCTTCATAGCTGTATAGCACCTTGAATGAAGTCACAGGCTGAAGCCTTTTAATAGCTGCTTCCCCTGCACGAGTTACGGATCTAGTAATCAATCCTTCACGGCTGATTTTTTCTACTAGTACCTGATCATCAATCAAGGTATTGATTCTTGAGATCACAGAAGCTTCATCTATGCCTACCGCCTTGGCGATTTGTGGCACGGTTACGTTCTCATTTCTTTGGATCTGAGTTATAATTTTTTTCTGCACCTCATTCAAAAGGTATTCAGCGAATAGATCCTGCTTCACAAATTCATCCATGCTGTTAAAAACTAGCCTGTCATTCTGGATGATTTTAAACTTGCTTTTGCTTACCCCTTTGCCTTCAAAGTAGCTAAGGATTTCATCATCCTTTTCAGTATGGCTGCATGAAAGTTGAATAGTTTCTACAGTAGTAGGGGCAGGTGCTTCGCCTATATTCTCAGGGGTTACAATTTCAGAACGTACAGGCAATCCAATCAAGCTGCGGAGTTCGTTTACATCCATGCTCTCTACTACCTTGGTAGCGATTAATGGCGATAGGCTGTTCAATGAATTGATGATGTCCTGCGCTCCTGCTGTTTCTTTCTTTTCGATAGGTGCAAGTCCTAGCTTCTCTCGGATTTCATCCTGAGTCATGTTGGCTGAGATGATCGCCTCTGAGAATTCAAAAGAGATAGGCTCTGTAGGTTTTAATTCAAGATCAGCTATGATGTCATTAAACTTGAATAGGTAGTTTACTACTTCCTCAAGTGCCCGCTGCTTTGCGTTTACATAGGTGTTCTGGAATAGCTGGTAAGCCTCTCTCATTTCAGATCTGCCCCCTAGTTGACCTTCGGTTTTAATTCCAAAAAGCATTGGGCTTGTGATCTTGTGACCGCTAAAAATTTCAGTTTGAACAGTTAAGTTCAAAAGGTCAAAGTGCTTATCAAGTTCCGTTCCTGAAAGGTCAATTATTGAAGGCTCATTTTCTTTGCTATCGTTAAACGCTAGCATGAATTTACCTGCATTTTTAGATCCACTGAATTTGTTTTGGAATTGTCGCTCAATTCTATCTTCTTCTTCTTGGCTTACTTTTCCTCCATTCAAGTTAATCAACTTGCTAGAGAACATCCCGTTGTTTATGGTGTTAAGGTGGTACTCACCTATCGAGATATCAAGTTCAATATAGGATATCGCACCCCGGTAATCAGGAAGGGAATAGGTATTTACCCCTGCACGATATTCTTTAAAGTAAAGTATCTGAGATCCTGTTGGATTGTTTGGATCAAATGCCGGGTAGGTCTCGTAGTCTGGTCTAGGGTTTACGTTATCGTTCTTAAGCCAATTGTCGGACACATAAAACTCGCTATTATCTGCGTTCGTTCTTACCTTGTAGTAGTCTACGTGGTAAAGTTCTGCGATCTCGCCTGTGCCCTTCGTCCATATCACCTGTAGATAGTATCCCCCGAAGATAGTTAAGTCAGTCACAAGCTTATTAGTGACCTCATTTAGGCTTTCTTCTTTCGTGTTCACCTTGTCAATAATCCCGAAAGCTTTTGCCTTCTGCATTTCATCTTCAGCCTTGACAGTCCACCCGTTGCCACAGATGTAGTCTACCTTCCCGGTTACGATTGCGTTATGCTTTGCGCTGTTATTGTAGATCCTCAGCAGGTAGTTCGGGTAGTCATTTCTTTCCCCATAAAAAATGTAATCTTTCCCTTTTACTTCCTTGTAAATGGGTAGTGGTACATCGTCAAATTTTAGAAATTTTATCATGTTGTGGTATAGGTTTTATAGTCACCATTATAGCCGTTGTATCTAATCACCCCAGCGGTGCTCAAGTTAGCTGCCGTCAATTGCATTTTTCCTGTAGCAATAATCTCGGCACCGCTTCCTGATTGAGTTACGTTGTACCTCCAGAATCCGATTGTTCTATTCTCGAAGTTTGCGATTGTAATTGCAAATTTAGAAACACGATCTTTGAATGTGCTCGTATCCGTTAAAGTCAAAATCACTTCCTCATTTGTAACCTCATGATTAAAACGAAATATGTAGACATTGCTACTTGTTTCCCTCTTATCTGTAAGGGTTATATAAATCGAAGTGTTAGCCCCCTGTGGTATTGCGATCATATCATTAAATACAAAAAGCCTGTAGTATGTACACAAAAAAAAACACCCCCAGAATCGAGGGTGCTTTCACATCTAACCTATAAACCAAATATTAAGTGATAGGAATAACGGCAGTAACTTTTGGACAAAGTTCTTTTTCGTTTCCTGTAAAGGTCAAAGTGTATCCTGATCTATCACCGAAAGCAGTACCTGATGCACTACCTCCACCGGTTAGATCCAAACCATTACCTACACCCAAGAACCAATTCTCCCCGTTGTTATCTGTAGCAATTACTGCAAGTCTGTTTTTTCCCAAAAGAACGATTTCGTTTCTGGTGTTTACCTGCAATTTGTTAAGGATAATTTCGAGAGTCTGAGCATAGAAAATAGTACCATTCTGCACATTCGTATTCACAGCCTCAGCGAAGTTGGAAGATTCCTTTACAAGATCGTACTTGTAGAATCTCTTGGTCGCATCCATAGTCAAAGTAGTCACTACTCCTGCTGCTATGGTTACTGTAGCCAAATCTTCATAAGGTGCAAAGTACACTGCGGTTAAACCGCCTACGCTATCTTTGCAATCAAGCGTATAACTTTGAGTTAAGGCACAAGGCATATTTATATTTTATTTAATAAGTGAAGGGGAAGACGCCACCATCTTCCCCATTTTTTATTTAAGGTGCTACGTAAAGTTTCCAGTACACTACTTCGTCAGGGAAGGCAACTTGTACACCCATTTTGAATTCAACTACGAATCTCATTTCGTCCGCCTCTTTTGCGTAGAACAGTTCGAAGCGATCTTGCTCGTTCAAAAGGTCAGTTCCCAAGTATAGGTTTGCCATACTGATTCCGAACATTGAATCTGTAGCGTTCAATCCGTTAACCCCGATCAACTTGATGTTTGTACCTGGAACGATAAGTTCCATGTTAGCTGCATCTACAGGGTAGTGGAACAAGTTGTCATCTCTCAAAGCTAAAACGTACTCTCTGAAAGTATCATTTCCGCAGAAGATTACAACGTCTTGCTTATCCAAAAGGGCAGCAGGAAGTGAAATAAAGATATCATCAACTGCAGCGATTACGTTAGCCTTAGTCAAAGTAGTCAAGTTAGACACATTACCTTTGATTGGATCGCCAGCACCACCAAACCCTAAGGAGTCGATGATTTTTCCGATTCCATTAAACTTGTTAAGTTGAGCACTACCAGAAGCGGTGTCACCTTGCCAAATTGCAGTCTCCAAAGCAGCTCCGATTCTTTCTACTTTCTGAGCAGAATACTCAGCAGCGTAAGCCATGTAGTCATAGCTAGATCCTTCACGCAAAGCCTTCTGAGTGTACTTAGCTTCGAATACCTTAGGGCAGATAGATTCTTGAATCTTGATCTTGCCTACAGTCAAAGTTCTTTGGGTGATAGTAGTAGTTCCAGAAGATGAAAATCCGCAAGTGCCACCCGCTTGAAATACCGCATCGGTAGTCATTACGTTGATAGTCTCAGCAGATTTGATACCCACCTGAACGTTTCCTTGTGCTTCGATAAGGGAAGCAGTTTTTGCTGAGAAGATAGCAGCTGAAGTCAACTGCAATTCGTTCTCCTTTACATAGTTAGTTAAAGCTGAAAGGTCTAGTGCCATTTTAGTTTATTTTTTAAGTGTTGAAAATGCTTTTTGAAGGTTGTTATACCTATCGTTTTTTTCTGTTTTTAATTGCTTAGCGAATTGGTTAGGAGCAGTGATTGCTTTGTCGCTTGGCTCTTTTGCAAATGATTCAAGAACTTCAGCAGATAGTTTCACCGCTTCTTTCACATCTTCTGCTTTTTCTTCCATCGCCTTAACTTTTGCGCTTAGTTCTTCTACCTTTTTTTCAAGGTAACCCATGGCTTCTTCTACTTTCGCCATTGCTTCATCCTTCTTAGGCTCTTCAGCAGGTACTTCGGCTGCTTCGATTTCGATTTCTAGCTTTGGTTCTTCTCCTTTTTTAACCTCTGCAATTTTACCTGCTTCAGTTACGATTACGATTTCACCGCTTTCAAGTTGATGTTCTCCAACAGGTGCAGGGATTTGTACCCCATCTTCACCGATTACGAAAATATCACCTGCCTCAAGATCGTAGGCTACCATAGTGCCATCTACTAGCTTACCTTCTACCAAAGCGAAGGCTGCTTTCTTTTCTGCTTCTGTGAAAAGCAAGTTTTTAATTTGCACAAGTGCTTCTTTTGCGTTCATGATAATAAATATTTAGTTAGTTAATTTTGTTCAATTTGTCCCAAAATTTTAAAAATCTGTGCCATGATCTGTTCTTCTTTTTGCACGATCATTCCTGCCTTTTCGTAACGGAATAAACCCTCCACACTAAAGCCTTTAAATGTCCCGGCTTTTACTTCACCCCAGAGTTTGTCATTTTCTACTTTGAAGGAACCGAACCAAGAACCATTTGCCACATCTTCAAAACCTGTAGGAGGATTAACCCCTCTGTCCCTGTCAATGATGTAGCTTTCAAACATATAAACCCCATCCGCCTTCTTGCCGTGTTCAATGTTGACCTTTGCTTGATATCCTTTTTTAAAGAAACGCTGCACAATCTTCTTGATCTGCTCCCCGGTAAACATCACATAGTACTCCCCATCTTCGTCCCTTCTGTAGATCGGTAGATCTGCAATCATCAAAGGCCCAGATACTATTCTTTGATCTTCATCCTGAACTGCGAAGGATAGGTGTGTGCTGAATTGTTCTTGATTAATTTTGCTTTCTGCCCATCTAAGCATTGGCTCACCACCCCAAAGAAGATAACTTATAGTTCCGCAGGCTTCGGTGTCATCTGGATTGTAATCCTCGGCAGCCCTGCTCAAGTAAGAATAGGTTCTTTTGATCGTGTCCATTGTCAGGTTTTCACCGTTCATGATCTGTTGTGCCCGAACCTTGCCAACCTGAGTAGCACATCTATTCCCTATAGCCTCATTCAAACGGATTCCCCGTTCTGCATTATCCTTTGCGCTCTGTGGGTAGTCATTGTATGAGTCCTCTTGGAATCTACCTTCCCATAGATTGGAGCAGATAGCTACCGCCTGTTCTGATTCCTTACCTTCATTGATCACATATTCGATACATCTAGGAAGAAAGTCTTCTTTGCTTTCCCCTTGGCTAGGCTCTACAAACTGCTCAGAAAATGCTAGAAAGTTTCTCTGGATTGCAGGGCTTTCCACCAAGGCTACAAAATCAACTTCTTCTTCGCCATCAATATCGTCAGCGATAAACATTTTATAAAGTGGTAATTTATCCATATCTCTAAGTATTAAAATCCTGCCCTTCGTTCAATATCAGCAACTCGCTTTTGAGTTCCTGTTACTTCACTTTCTACCACATAGGCTTTAATTGGAGTTTGGTTCTGCATAACAGTTCCCAAAGCGGTAACAGGACTAGATCCAATCGTAGGTACTTGACCACCTACCCCCGGTGCCGTTGCAGAAATATTAGGTGCAGAAACAGCCCCACCTCCACCACCACCGCCCGGAACTTGTACGGCTGTGATTGCCTTTACTGCTTTCAATCCACTTGCTAGAATTGTTGCTACGTTTGCCACCTTAGCCACCACATCAAAAGGGGAAGGAAGGACAGACTTTGCAGATAGTGCCTCAGTCACACCGACATAGGTATTTGTCAAAGCGGATGCGATTCCTAAAGCCTTTCCTGCTGCTGTTTGTTTACCTGCAAGTTCAGATAGTGATGCAAGTAATTGAGAAGCAGCCTGTGCCTGAGATATTTTTAAATCGTATTCAGCCTTATCTATCGCTATTCTTGCGTCTGAATTTTCCTTTATTCCTTGGGTGTATTCAATATCTGAAATTAAATTTTTATCGTAGTATTCTTTCAGTAGTGCATCCTTTTGATTTAGCAGACTTCTTTCTAGCATCAGATCATCATCTGCCTCTTTCATTTGGGCATCTAGTTCATCCAGTTTTTTGATGGCATCAGCCTCTGCAAAAGTCAATTCAAGCGCATCTAGTTCCTGCTTGTTTTTAATTTCAAGCTGCTTTTGAATAGCTAGTTTTTGCTCTGCTCTTAGCTTGGTATCTTCTGCTAAATCCGCTAGTTCCTGCTCTTGTTGTGCAACTAATTCAGCCCTTGCCTTTTCGTTTTCGTCTTTGATTCCCTGAAGCCTTGTTTCAACTAGGATCTCATTTAGTCGCTTTGCAAATTCGGTATCTTCCGCTGCGGTTTTTTCTTTTAGTTCCTTTTGTTCCTCAGCAAGTTTCTTTTCTGCTGCTAGTTTTTCTTCATTAATTTTTTCCTGTTCAGCCTTTGCCTTTTCCGCTCTGGTCTTTGCTTCCGCTGCCTGCTTTTCCGCTGCTGCCTTTGCTTCGTCCGCTTCTTTTTTATTGTATGCAGCAGTTTCAAAGGTTAAATTATTCAGCAATTCTTTTCTTCTTTTCTGCCGTTCCTCTGTGGTCTTTCCATCTAGCCTGTCTGAGGCTATCAAGTCCTGAATCTCTTGCTGAGTTTGCTTTCTCTTTAGTTCAAAAATCTCTTTCTCCTTACCACCTTGTGCCGATAGTAATTTGATTTGCGTTTCTATGCTTTCATTTCTTGCTGCCGTTCCTTTTGTAAGTGACTCAAGTTCCCTGTTTGCCTTACTCGTGATGCCAAAGAAATCCGTAACCTTTTGGACTAGTCCTCCTATCGTATCCGAAAATCCTTTTAGCCCCGGCATTAAATTTAGAACTGCATCTTTGATAGCACCAAAGTTTTGGACTAAGGAAATTAAGCCAAGTACCAAAGCAGGAATGCCCAAAGAAATCAAAGCACCTCGCAATACCTTCATAGATATTGCTGCTGCCTTACTTGCTATTGAACTTGCATTTGTAGCTGCTGCCTGTGCTGTATTCGCTACTGTGTTGGCTCCTACTGCTGCCGTATCTGCTGTAGTAGCTGCTGTCTTTTGGGCAGTAGTTCCGATCAATCCCTTGAAGGATGATTTTAGCTGATCTGTGACCTTACCTAGATCCGCAAGCTGAGACAAGCCCTGCGATAAAGCCATCGCAGACTGCACCTTTAAAAGGGCTTTCTGGACATCTTCAGACTCAGCACCGAATAAACCCATTGCCCCCTGAACGGCACCAACTGCCCCGGCTGCTAAACTTGCTGCACTAGTTAAGGCTTGGAATCTTTTACCCGGATCGAATAAAGCTGCTTGTTCATTAGCATCTTCAATGCTATCCCTAATGCCGGCTACCTTCTTTGCTGCTTCAACGGCTTCCGTACTTAGATCCCCAAACTTTTGACGTGCTGCTTGAAGTTCAAGCGTTGCTTCCCTTAATTGTTTCTTTAAAGGTTTGACATCTGCATCTAAAATGATCTTATTTTCTTCAGCCAT